ATGCCAGAATCCAAATCCAACGGCGAAGAAGTAGCCGTCGACCTCGACTATGTAGAGTTACCGTCACAAAAGCAGTTTCACGAGTGCCGGGCGACTTTCAAGGGTTTTTCCGGGGGCGTCGGGAGTGGAAAGAGCAGGGCTCTTTGCTACGAGGCGCTGCGCCTGAGCCTGGAGAACAGGGGCCGCATGGGCCTGCTCGGCGCTCCTACGTTTCCGATGCTTCGCGCGGCTACCCAGGCTACATTGTTCGACATTCTGGAGGAACACAAGGTTCCCTTTCAGTTCAACAAGTCTGAGAACCTGCTGACTCTGACTCAATGGGACAAATCGAAGATTCTGTTCCGTCCAGTTGAAGAGTTCGAGCGGCTGCGCGGAACGAACCTGGCATGGTTCGGGATTGATGAACTGACTTATACGCCGGCGGACGCCTGGCTGCGCCTCGAGGCGCGTCTGAGAGATCCCGGTGCTACACGCAAATGTGGTTTCGCGGTATGGACTCCACAAGGGTTTGACTGGGTCTACTACAAGTTTGTAGCGGAAACGAAACATCAGAGCTACGTGACCGTATTTGCGAAACCAATGGAAAACACACACGTCGGCGATGAATATTACGAGCGCCTGAAGAATAGCTATGACGCCAAGTTTTATAGACAAGAAGTACTCGGAGAGTATCTGGCGGTTTCGTCCGGCCTGGTGTACAACGAGTTCAGCCGCGCCGACCATATTGCACCGGTCACTTTAGACCAGCGGGCAGAGTTGCTTTGGTCACTCGATATCAATGTGAATCCGATGTGCTCCGTTGTTGCGCAAAGAATTGGAAACATGGTGAACGTATTGGACGAAATCGTCCTCACAAACGCCAGTACCGGAGATGCATGCCGAGAGTTCCTGCGCCGCTATCCGCAGCACCGCATGGGACTGACCGTTTACGGCGACGCTTCCGCCCATCATCCGCAGTCATCATCTGGCTGGTCGGACTATGACGTGATTAGGCGAGAGATAGAGTCGAGCTGGCCCTCTCCAAGGGACTTTAGGATTCCCACATCGAATCCCACCGTCCGCGAGAGAATCAACCTGACGAACGCGAAGCTTCGATCGGCCGCGGGGGATGTGGAAATGGCTATTCATCCCAAGTGTAAGGAACTGATCATGGATTTCGAGCAGGTGATTTACAAGGAAGGAACCAACTCGATTGACAAAGGCAAGGATAAGAACCGCACTCACCTGTCCGACGCCCTCGGTTACCTGCTCTGGCAGGAGTTTCCGAAGCTGCCGCCGGTCGGCGAGCAGTCACAGAGGTTTACATGTTATTGAACATACCGAACATCAACCGGGAACACCCGGATTACACCGCCCGGCGGCACATGTGGAAGAAGTACCGCGATCTGTACTCCGGGGGAGAGCGCTTACGGGAGAGCGCGTATGAATACCTGGTTCGGCGGCAGAAGGAACCGAGCGAGGTCTACGCGGAACGGCTGAGCCGCGTCTTTTACGAAAATTACGCCGGTTCGATCATCGATTGGTATGCCGCCACCCTACTGCGCCGCGAGCCGGTGCTGCTGTTCGAGGGGCTGGATGGCTCCGCCAAAGACTTCTTTAACCATCTGGCGGAAGACTGCGATTTGAAAGGCACCAGTCTCAGCGAGTTCTTCCGCCAGCGGATGGTGCAAGCGCTGGTGTGTGGCGCCAGTTATATCGCGGTGGAGTTTCCGCGGGCGAACGGCACGGTATTGAGCAGGGCCGACGAAGACGCTTCCGGCCGGTCGCGCGCCTACCTGGTGGATTATTGGCCGGAGGAGATCATCAACTGGAATTACGACGAAACCGGCGCGCTCGACTGGGTTGTCATCCGGACACACTGCTTACAACAGTCTAAGGTGACAGACGCTAAGTGGGAAGCGGAGACTCGCTGGATCTACTACGACCGCGAGAATTATCAGCTTTACAGGAAAGCCGGAGAAGGCCAACCGGTAGATCTGGTGGATGAAGGCCGGCACGGCCTGGCCGCTCTGCACAGAGTCCCGTTGTTTCAGTTACAAGTGAGCGAAGGCCTTTGGCTGATGAACAAAGCGGCGCTGCTGCAATTGGAACACTTCAATAAATCGAACGCCCTCTCCTGGGCGTTGACAATGAGTCTATTCGCAATGCCGGTGATTTATTCCGATCGGGAGTGGAAGCAGATCGTGGGTGAGTCATATTACATACAGCTCGGTCCTCAGGACCGCTTCGGCTGGACCGAGCCGGATGGGAAGGTTTATCAGATAGCCGCTGACAATCTGGTGCGTCTGAAGGACGAGATCTATCGCGTATGTTATCTGATCAATCACGCGGGGAATCCGCCCGGCAGCGACATGAAACAGTCGGGCGCCAGCAAGCAGCGGGATTTCAGCATCACCCAAGAGGTGCTGCGCGCCTATGGCGACACGGTAAAGGACACCATGAAGCAGGTATTGCGTGCCATCGCGGCGGCCAGGCAGGACGATGTCACCATCGATGTGACCGGACTCGATGAATTTGACATCGGCGATTTGGGGAACGAGTTGGATGATGCCAAGAAATTGCTCGACCTCGGAATCGGCTCAATGACCCTTAAGAAGCAGGTATTCAAAAAGCTGGCCTTCCAGTATCTTTGCGATGCCCGGCAGGAGGTAAAGAACAAGGTGGCGGAAGAGATCGACGCTACGGAGTATTCGAGTTAGGAGAGCTTATGGAAGAGATCGACGTACAAGCGCTGATTCGGAATGCCATCCAGGAGTACGTCAACCTGGAACAGATAAAGAGCGAACCGGCCTACAAGGCGGAGCTACAAGAAGAGCGGAAACGGCGGGAGCAGCTCGAGCGGCGGATGAATGAGCTTGTGGAAGAAAACAAGCGCAGCCGAAAGATAGCGGAGGAGACCGAACGTAGCTCCGCCATCCGGTCGGAGCTGCAACGCCTTGGAGTCGCCAAAGTCGACCTGGCCTTCAAGGCGGTGCAAGACGCCATCGAACGGAAGGAAGACGGACGGATGGTGGCGCACAGCAGCGAAGGTGAAGTCGGGATGAGGGATTATCTGGCGGAATTTGTGGCCGAGAACCCGGAATTTTTACCGGCGCGTATTCCGGGCGGTACCGGTATGACGGCGGCCTCGAAATCCTCGAATAGCCGGCCGCCTTTCGATATCCAAAAGATTCGTCCGGGGATGGACCCGGAAGAGATGCAGCGGATCCGAGAGGAAATCGTGCGGGTGGCGTCGCAGACGCTGCGCGGCCAGTAGGTTTTGAGCTGACGGGCTCGCATCAGCAATTTACTCCCACGGCGGCGTGCCGCGCGGGAAGGAACCACGGCCGGTGAAACCAGGCTAGCGAGCAAGATCCGGCCAGTGGCCGGCAACACAACAACTAAGGAGTATAGATGGGAATCATCACATCAAGTAACGTCGCAAACGCGATTGTGAAGCTGGTGGCGGCGGACGCATTGCCGGCGCTGGTAGGGAACCTGGTTATGGGTAACCTGGTGAATCGCGATTACGAGCCGGTGCTGGCGCAGGCCGGAGACACGATCAACGTTCCGATACCGCCAGCCATGGTGGCCAACAACATTCTGGAAGGCGGCTCGGTACAACCACAAAACCCGAGCCTGGGCAATGCGCAAATCGTGCTGAACTCGCACGTGGAAGCCACGTTTCAACTTCCGGATGTGACCAAGGTGCTGGCCGTTCCGGACCTGCTGAAGGTGTACATGCAGCCGGCGGTGGTAGCGATCGCGGAAAGAATCGAGTCAGACCTGCTGAACCTGTATGCAGGATTCACTGCGAATACGCCAGTGGGAACGCCCGGCACGCCTCTGACGGAAGCGACGGTGGACGCAGCGGAAACCACGCTGTTTCTTGCGAAGGTGCCACCGAGCCAGCCGAAATTCATCGTAGTCAACGCAGCCGCCTATTCTGCCTGGCGTCAGATTCCGCTGTTTGAGGAATTCCAGACGGCCGGCCAGGCGGGTCTCCAAACCTTGATTGACGGAACGATTGGCAAATACAAAGACTTCTATGTCTTCCGTTCCCAATTCGTTCCGCAGACGGGCACGAGTCCGGTGAACACGCATAACCTGGCATTCACACGCGATGCCATCGGCCTGGTGATTCGCCGTCTGCCGCAGCCTCTTCCGGGCACCGGCGCGATTGCCGAGTACGCGGAGCTGGGCAACTTCGGCATGCGGGTGGTAATGAGCTACCAGCCAAACACGCTGGCACAGCAGTTCACTGTCGATGTCCTCTATGGCTGCGGAATCCTGCGCAACAGCGCAGGCGTGCAGTTCAACACCTAGAAGGGATGCGCGGTCCGCAAGCCGTTTCACCAGGCAGGCGGACCGCCCCTTTACTGAGCGTTCAATCAGGAGCGAAAGAAATGGAATTACGAAACTATTTTCAGAAAATCAAACAGGTCGAATCCGCAATCGCAGAGCCGTTTACGCTAGTCGTGAGTCTCGAAACCGGGGACGGAGGAAAGGCGGGAACCTTTACCGAAGTGTCACGGTCCCTGGCCGCGAAATTGATTGTGGCTGGACTTGCCCGGCTCGCAGATACGGCGGAAAGGCAGGCCTATTACGGGGCAGCGCCCGTCGAAACGCCAGCCAAGAAAACCACGGAACCGGCGGCCAAAGCCTACACCGAAGCGCCGGCCAAAAAGTAGGAAACGCGGATGGCTCTGTTCATAGATGGTTGCATTTCGGGTCTGGACGATCTGGCGGCGCAAGACTCGCAACTGCTGGATATCGCGAGTGAGGAGTCCATCAATGTGACCCAGAAAATGGCGCTGGCGCAGGAGACAATCGGCCTTGACCTGGTTTCCCTGCTGCGGGGCGGCGAGTCGTCTGGCCGGCCCCTTTGGTTGACACCCGAGCCGTGCCTCGACCAGGTAGCTGTGACGCCCGCCCTGAGACTCTGGCACACTTATCTCACACTGGAGCTGGTGTACAGAGACGCGTACAGCGACCAATTAAACGACCGGTACGGGGCCAAACGAGACCAGTTTCACTTATTGGCCGAGGCGGCCCGGGAACGGCTCATTGAGCTCGGGCTCGGTATCGTAACCGAACCGGTGCGGCAAGCTGCCACACCGCAGCTCATGGCGATTCCGGGTAACTTACCAGACGGAACCTATTACGCCACAATGTCGTGGGTCAACCAGAACGGCCAGGAGGGAGCGAGCGCCGTGCCGGAAGCCATTACTACCTCGACCAGTAGTTTCGAAGTACAGCCCGGCAATACTCCGGCCAACGTGGCGGGGTGGAATGTATACGTGGGGACGGCGCCCCAATCTATGTATCTGCAGAACACGAGCTTGCTGGCGCCCGGGAGCGTCTGGCAGCAGGCCGTTGTACTCACCATTGGCGGATCGATGCCGGGGAACGGACAAGCTCCGACTTACAAAAAGGCAGTCCCGCGGCTGCTGCAGAGAGGATAAATGAATACGCTCGGAACTTTTGCTACGGCCACTGTTGTGGGGATGATCGCCGGCCCTACTGGGATGAACGCTAACCTGGCAGCACTGGGTTCGCCGGATAATCTGGCTGCGCCACTTATCGACACAGCGCAGATTCACCAGCAAAATGTCGCGGCGGAGCTGGCGGAACGGAGCACGACAGTTAAGTATCCGTCAGTATATGCGTACTGCGAAAAGTATGCGAACAAGCTGACGGAAAAATTTCGCAGCTTTTCAGGGACCGTGCAGATGGCGGTGGAAGTGCGGCATTCCCAAGACAGGCTGGATGGCTTGCAAGATGCGCTCGAGTTGTATGTTGACTCGGTGACGCAAGTATTGGATGCGGAACGCGGGGACTGGGGCAATGGCCTATATTATGCGGGCGGTTACGACGTTTCGCTCGGCGCCGTAAAACACGGAGGCAAGAACTTCGTGCAAACGGCCAAAATTTCATTCCAGATTGATGTGAGCAGAAGCTGATTATGGCATCTTACATTTCTTCAAATGCAAACCGGTTTTACACGGCGCTGGAGAGCGCTTACGGCGTTGTGCCGACGATCACTGCCGGAAACCAGATTATCGCTGCAGCAAGCCGGATTCCGGCGCTGAAACTGACGGTTCAGCACCAACATGAGGTGACTCAGCGAAAGGACAAGACCGGAAGCCGCACGTTTGCCGGGCTGCCGGCGGGAGGACGGAGACGTACGACCTACGAAGTCCAGACCTATCTGACAAGCTGGGAGCCGTCAAGCGGTCCGGCTTATGGTCCTTTGTTCCAGGCGGCACTTGGCGCAGCTCCCCTGCAATATTCGGGAGGGATTGTTGGTTCGGCCACAGCCGCAGGTCAAGTCGCGTTCACGGGCCCACATGGTTTGATTCCAGGGCAGGCGATTGCGTCGAATGGCGATGTGCGGTTCGTGGCGACGATCGTAGATCCGCAGACGGTGCAGCTCAACGCCCCGTTCACGGTGATGCCAGGCGCAGGAGCAGCCGTCGGCCCGACGGTCACCTACACGCCGGCGACCGACCTTCCGAGCGTCAGTATCTTTGATTATTGGGACCCCTCCAACGCAGTACAGAGATTGCTGAGCGGCGCGGCGGTGGATCAAATGGATATCCTGCTGAACGGCGACTTCCACGAATTTCACTTCAGTGGCGTGGCGCAGGACGTCAGCGATAGCAGCAGCTTCAGCACGGGAGGGCCGTCCCAATTACAGAGTTTTCCTGCCGAGCCGCAGATTGGCGCATTCGACTACTCGATTGTGCCAGGGAACCTGGGACAGGCCTGGCTGGGTACATCTCCAACACAATTCTTTACCATCACTGGCGCATCGGTTCAATTGAAGAATTCGCTAGACACTCGCATGAAGGAATTTGGATCCGCGCTGCCACTCGCGATCGCGCCGGGGCCGCGCACCGTATCCGCTGCATTCAATCTCTACGGGCTGACTGACACAGCGACAGCAGCCCTCTATCAGGCCGCACGGCAGCAATCCCCCGTGACGGTGATGTTCCAACTGGGGCAAACGCCGGGACAGACGATGGCGGTTAACTTAGGCAGTGTAATTCCCCAAGTCCCGGAGTTCGACGATAGTTCCAACCGCTTGCAGTGGAAATTCCGGTCGGCGCGAGCGCAGGGCACGGTCAATAACGAAGTATCAGTAGCATTCGGATAACTATGACATACGAGAGTGTGGTCGAGGTTGAGTCGCAGGTGGCTCCGGGAGTAACATTCACGGTTCAGAAAATGTCTTACGGCCGGCGCGCCGATCTGATGCGACGAGTCCGGGAGCTAGCTCGCCGGCAGGAGTTTCTGCAGTCGAGTGAGCAGCCTGGGGACAAAATGGAAGCAGCACTGGTCGAAGCGGAAGTCAATCGCATGTATCTCAAGTGGGGGTTGAAATCGGTGTCAGGGTTGACGGTGGACGGGGAGGAAGCCACACCGGAGCTTCTGGCGGAAAGCGGACCAGAGGATCTCTTCCGTGAAGCGCTGGAGGCAGTGCGCCGCCAGACCGGATTGAGCGCGGAAGAACGAAAAAACTGATCGTCGCCTTCCACTTCCAATTTGCCAACCAGGCCGGCTGGAAGTGCGACATCTGCCGGAAATCCGGCCTGGAGCAGAAGCGGCGGTGTGGCTGGCTTGGATTGGGAGAGCTGGCCGGAGCGCCTCCGGTATGGGCCCGTAAACACGTGGCAATGGGGACGTGTCCAAAGTCCTATATCACGGCCGAAAGCGAGGCACTGCTCGAAGAGTTCGCGATTTTCCGGCGTTTGGGACATATAGAACCGGGAACTCTGACGGCGCGGCAGGCCGAGGCATTTTGCATTCTAGATCATGAGCTGGCGATGGAAATGAAAGATGGCGAACAACGAACAAGATACGCTTTTTGAGGCTTTTCAGCAGGCTGCCGGCGACCAGTTGTGGAGCGACTCGGCCAGCCTATTTGAATCCAACATTGGCTCGAGGCTCGATGAGTTGATCAACCAGGCAGGCCAACTAGCTTCGGGCGGGGGCCAGTCCGCTGGTTCGGCAGTGAATGAATCGAATGGCGTCTCATCGAATCAGCAGGGCGCGGGCGGACCGGACGCAATTGATGTCTCCGCCGAGGCCGGCAGCCGGGCCTATACCTCGCCGACAACCTATTCGGTGTACCGGAACTCTTCGAGCGGATCCGGAGGAGGCGGCACCAATATTCTTTCGCTCGCGAGCTCCGCTTTGGGTGGCGGGCTAGGAATTATTCCGCTGGTTACTGGGCTTATGGGCTTGTTTGGAGGATCGTCGGAGCCACCTCCGCTTGAAAAATACATCATGCCGGATCAGCTCTGGCTCAGCGGAGCCGATACGGCTAACGGCATTCAAAACGCCGATTTCGATCAGTTTGGAATGCCGCGGCTATACAGCGACGCGACCAGTGGAACCAGCCAGCCACCCGGCTCTTCACTGACAACGCCTTCCACCTCCGGCGGTTCCAGCACGGCAAGCGCACCGATTAACGTGACCATTCAGGCCCTGGACTCGCAGTCGTTCCTGGATCGCAGCAGCGACATCGCCCAGGCCGTCCGGCACGCAATGCTTCAATCGAGTTCCATCAACGACGTAGTGAATGATCTGTAGATGGCTACGTTTCCAAAACTAAAAACAGGAGCGGTAGCCCAGTACCCGGCGAGCCGGGGCTGTCGTTTTCAGAATCAGATTCTGCGATTTCTGGACGGAACCGATCAACGTTACCGGGATGCCGCCGGGCCACTGCTTTCCTGGGAGATCCGCCTGGATCAACTGGATGAAACGGAGATGGCTGCCCTACAGACGTTCTTCCTTGAGAACCAAGGCAGCTTTGCGAGTTTTGCTTTCCCGGATCCCTGGAGCGGGCAGTCCTATCAGAATTGCAGTCTGGCGAGTGATGAAATGAATATCACTTCTCTGGCGGAGATGCAAAGCAGAACTTCGCTTATAGTGATCCAGAACCGGAGTTAATGAATGGCCATCTTTCCACAGTTGGCGACTGGGGCGCTGGCGCAGTTCCCCATCAAAAAACGCAACCGGGTGCGGACAGTCGTGAACGCGTTGGCGGACGGAAGCATCGTGAAGCTGGCCGATCCGGCCGGGGCAATCACTGAGTGGCAGTTGCAATATTCTAATTTATCCGACGTGGAAGCGGCAGCGCTTGAGCAGTTCTATTTGTCGATGGAAGGAAGCCTGAACGTGTTTACCTTTCTCGATCCGACTGCAAACCTTCTCGCCTGGAGCGACCAGTTAACCAACGACGTGTGGATCCTGGATCCATTCCTCGGTGTTAGTGGAGGAGTGGCCGATCCGATAGGAGGGACCAATGGATGGACGCTTAGTAATTCGGGTGAGGCGCCCCAAGGAGTATATCAGACGCTGAATGCGCCCGGAGGATATACATATTGTTTCAGCGTATATATCCAATCGGTTACTCCAAGCAGCGCGACTTTGCTGTTGGGGGGTAATCCGACTACTGTCACAGCAGGAAACGGTTGGAAGAGATTCGCGGTCACGGGCCAGGGCGATGCCTCGACGAACTCGATCACTTTCGGTGTCCAGGCGCCTGCGGGCGTGTCACTGAATATCTTTGGAATGCAAGCCGAGATCCAACCGGGGGCTTCTCACTACAAACCCAGCACCACGGGTGGTGTTTATCCTAGGGCTTATTTTCGAAACGACTCGCTTGCGTTCACAAGCACCGATGCAAATCATAACTCCATCACAGTAAATATACTCTATGCTAGTACCCTACAATCTTAAGGAACAGCCGCTAACAGACGCACCGCTGGTCGTGTTCCACTGCGTGCTGGCGGATGGCCAGGTGGAGAACTGGTGTACGCATGCAATTACTATAGGCTCCACGAATTACGACGCCCGCGTATTGCAGCATAGCAATTTCGATATTCAAACCGCTTCCGATCAGGGTGTGGACGGCAGCCCCAAAATCGCGGTGGTACTCGCCAATGCGGATTCCTACTTTTCCGAAATCGAGCAGTCCACCGGCTTTAAAGGCGCACAACTGACGGTCGGATTTCTGTTTTACGACCTGGTTAACAATGTTCCCTTAACCGATGTAGCGGTAGTGTTTCAGGGAATCTGTAATCCGCCGGATCAGATCAAAGAGGCGACTTTTCGGTTGAGCGCAGGAAACCGGATGAACCTCCAGCGGCTGACGATGCCGCCAATCCATATTCAGCGCCGTTGCCCGTGGGATTTTCCCGCGACCTTGGCGCAGCGGACCGAGGCCGTCGACGGCGGCGCCAACGGACAATATTCGCCGTTTTACCGTTGCGGATACTCGGCGGACGTGACTGGCGGAACCGGCAACTTGAACAACGGAGTGGCTTACACATCCTGCGGCTATGTGCGCAGCGACTGCCAGGCTCGGGGGATGTGGACGCGGTTCGGCGGAATAGAGTTTGTTCCTCCAGTGATTTCTGTGCGCGGCTACGGAAAAGACTCGCAGGCCTCCGCGGTTTCTGTAAATCAGGCTCGGTACAACGACTTCGTGCCCATGGTTTATGGAACGGCATGGTACCACCCGCCGATCGTATTTGCCCGAAATGACGGCAATCTGACGCGCATGGAAGTGTTGCTCGGCGTCGGGCAGATGCAAGGCGTATTGACGGTGCTGGTAAACGGCTATGAGATCCCTTTAGCTGTCAGCGGCAAG